CTCTTTGCCATCTCTTCCAATAAAAGCACTAGAATAAATGTGCCCTACTATGTCCGTTTCATCATGTTCAATGTCCAAGGCCTTATTATTTATGGAACTCCTGGCTTTTACCAATTCGGAAGGCATAAAAAAGGCTTTATTCAAATTTTCTCCGGAAGAAACAAAAATACCAGAAAAGAACAACATATCTGGCGTTTTATTTTCAGGAAATTTTACTATAGAAGCAACTTCTTTTTTCAGCTCATCGGTGCCCTCTTCAAGCTGAATCTCGGCTTCAAGTATAAAAGGTTTTAATTTAGTTTCCACGACTGCCCTCCTTTAAAAAATGTATGCCTCTACTGTTATATGGTTAGTTTATTATTTGCCCATTAAGTGCCCTTAGCATTATTTAGTTCATTCAAATATCCATCTAAAAATGCCTCAAACTGCTCTTCGGTAAAATTATTCATGGCATAAGAAAAAACAGATTTTACGTTAACGCTAGCCGCCTGTGGGCTTCCTTTTGGTTGATTGCTAGGCGATTGATTAGGCACTTTAGTTTTATCTTTTTGATTAGTTTTAGTTTGTTTCTGTTTTGCTGGCTGCCCTTTTGGCCTCCCAGATGAGGGCGTACCTTTCGGAGCGCCCTGCTGTTGCTGAATACCAGATTGTTGAAAAGGGCTACCAAGAATACCAAGAACGCCGTCTAAAACATGTGGTAATTCGGTTTGCATATTATTAAATTCATTTGGAAAATCAAATCCAAGCTGTTCCATGGCGGTTTGATACGACAACATTCTTCTATCCACCAATTGAGAAATAGTGCTCATATATAATATAATATCACGAAGAATAGTATTATCCCACCGTACTTTTGGAAACCTATCAAATCCTGCCGCCTCGGCTATTTGTCTGTATTCATTATATATCCAACGCTCCACTTGTCGGCGGGCATAATTTATCTCTTCAATTAAAGTTTTAGTTAATAAAGCCGCCTCACCCTGATTAACATTCGTAGTACCATCAATCAAAGCTCTGGATATTGCAATGGCACCAGTAATATCTTCATTTACTTGTTTATATTTATCCTGACCCAAAATAGCTTCAATTTCAGGAGAAACTATCTTTTCTATTTCAAGAGTATGGTTCCATACCACGTCAAAAGATTTTGAAGGGGTATTAAATAATTGTGATACCGTTTCTAATTGGCTTTGATCAGTACACGGAAATTCATCGTTACCGATGGTTATCTTCAATATGTAATTGGAAATACCATCCAAAGTACTCAAATCAGCTTCTCTTAAGCTATTTTTATATTCAAGCGAATCAAAAGCTTTTATGCCTCTCGGTCTTGGGTATCTCTCATATGGTTGTTTTCTATAATCAATCTCTCCAACAAACATAGGATCAAGGTTAATGCCGCCACCTTCTTCTATGCCCTTCTTAAAATCAGACGGCAATAATTTTAAAATTTCCTTTTCATCATCCGTTAATTCTGACTGATTTTTTTTCATAAGGTCTTTAAGTTCATCAGAAGGTTCCAAAATAACTTTTGATTTATTGAATAACAAACTACCTTCTATGGTAACCAACGTCGGGTTTAATACGGTATAAGCGACTGGCATATGCCCTTTAGACCATACTTTTTTCTTTGCGGCCAACTCCGTTTTCACGGCGGCTTGCTCTTTATTTCTACCATCAAGACCCTTAATACGGGCATTTATTTTTTCTATCTTCTTTTTACGTATTCTTTCAGCGCGGGCAGAAATTTCCTTCAATTGCCCACGAGCAATTTTTTTACCCGGCACGTTTGATAAATAAGTAATGCCCGGCTCATATTTACCTACTATTTTATAAGTTCTAACCATTCCAATTCTAAAAAAATCAAAAAATATCCAATCCAATATCTGTTTAAAATTCACGTCAAAATTCCATACGTCATAAAACAATTTTATATTATCATCATCTATATCGTTTTCAAAACCTTTTGAAGCGAAATTGGATAATATATCGATATGAGTCCCATAAACGTCATACTCATAATAATATTTATTTGCTCTTCTAAATATTTCTTTGGGGTCTTCTTCGGATACTGATCTTTTTGCCAAATCCAGAATACTTCTATCTATTACGTCTCGCCTAATGGTTGCCGCAAATTCTTTATTAGTCATTGGCATATGCAAATTAACGGCTTTCTCAGAAGGCAAAGCAGCAAGTATTTGCTTATTAGGCTCTATATAAAAAGTAGATTTGCCATTATTTTCATCTACTTCTATTTTTTGTATTCCAGCTTTAGGATATTTTTCCCGTAATTCAGCCGTTATTTTATTTAATTTATCAGAGTTCATGAATTCTTATCCCCTTAAGTTTTATCCATTTCACTATTATTACCATTACCATTATTTTTCCAAACAGACGCAACTTGAAACGTACCTTTCAATCCCATAATTATGCCAAGTATAGTTGCAAATTGAGCGCTGCTAATTAAACTCGTAGCTAGAAGTATGGTTATTAATGCAATAATCCATATTTTTACAGATATTACTTGAGCAAATAATTTCTGAAACCACACGTCCCAAAATTTATTTTTACAAATGAAATAAGAAGATTTACCCTTTATCACGCTCTTAGATTCTTCATTCACGAATTCATTATCTATATCTTCCTGCGCCCTATCAATATGAGTATGTATTCTAGTTAATACATCTTTTACTTTAACGTCAGAATCTTCTTTATTTTCCACAAGTTTTGGATCTTCCACAACGCCCTCCATATATAAATACGCCTCTATATAAACATGGTTAGTTAATTTGATTTCTTCAATACGGCGCCACTTAAATTAGGATTACCTATTTTACCGTGCCCAGAAAGTTGCCTAAAAGCGGCGTTAGGTTGTCTAGGCCTAACCATGCCGCCATTGTGTACAAATTTATCTTCTTCTTCCAATTCCCTAGTCAATTCTCTAACTCCCCAAGCCGCTAATACTAAAGCTGAATATAAATCTTTATTTTGTCCCTTCTTTGGAGTATCAAAATGTCTTACGCCACGTGCGGTTTGAGTTACTATTATATTAAGTAACTGCGATTTCAATACCCTAACTTCCTCATATAACTTTTCGGCTATAGGATCTGCTGAAGTAGGTAATTGTGGAAATCTTAATTCCTTATGTTCGAATAAAGCCAAGCTATCAAAATTAGCATCGCTTATCCATTGCGTAGTAGGATTAACTAGCTGTAAAATTCTCCTACCATCCCTACCCTTCATATTTTCATCATCTATATCAATAATAGGTATTTTGCCGCCATAACCTTCTTGTAATAAATCTCTTATGGGTTTACCACCGCCTTGTGAATCCATAAATATTCTCTTTATATTAAATGATTCAGATAATTTTTGAATGGACTCAACCATTTGTTGAGTAGTCTTTTTCTTTAATTCTTTTACGTATATTATTTTGTTGGGATCACCCATTTCAATTATTATTACGCCGCATGAAGCCGAACCGCCCTGGTTGGGATCAACGCCCATCACGTAACTTCTACTAGGTTTACCACTAAGCTGAATTGTAAAATTACTACCTTCCGTACACGCCTCAATCATAGACGCTTTAAAAAACCCATCACTATCGGATACCATGGCAGCTTCGTATTCCATCATAAACTCTATGCTAGACATGGTTCTTCGCGCTTCTTTAATATTCTCTTCGTCCAAAAATCCTTTAGGCAATAATTGATATGGTACTTGATGAACAGCGTATTTGGTGTTTTCTCCTTCCTCTTCAATGGCTTTCCAATAAGATTTCATTCTACGCCACATATGATTAAATTTGAAAAATCCAGAGGAAGTCATTATCATTTTATTAGCCGTTTCCCCGATAAAATCATCTTCAGTCGCCAACCCTCTACTAATTAATTCTTCTTGGCGTTCACGCTCACGAACGCGCTGCATAGGTTCCAAAGAAACTGCCGCCATTGGACGAATAACCAAATCAATGATATCCGTCGGCATTTGCGCCAATTCATCTATCTGGATCAAATAAAAACGGGAACCACGAATCTTGGCACCATCTACTCCTATAGGCAATGCCTCAATGTAACTCCCGTTTGATTTATCCGTTCCTTTGAATTTCAAAAAACAAGTATCTGAACCACGAGTAGGCTTTTTTTCCACGGCTTCTCTTAATATAGAAGACCTTTGATAAATTTTTTCTACTTCCGAAAAAATCATTTTAGAGTTATGATTTATAAAACCACCTGCCCAATAACAAGATTCATTATCTACTTCAATATCAATAGTTTCTGCTGAATGTGGTACAATTTCTACTGGTTTCACAAACACAATATCTTTGTATAATAATTCTTTTAATTTATAATATTCTTTATTACATACACCAATATTATCTGCAAAATCTAATAATTGATTTATTTTTTCTTTGGTAAATCCTTTATTTCTACCAAACTTATTTTTAAAATACCCCAAAAATTTATTTGAATAAATA